CAACGATGAATCCAACGAACTAAATCAAGAACAAAAAAGGAAAATAGGTCAGCTAATATCACGATTAAGAAAAGATGGATGGGTCATTAATAAAGATCGAGTAATTGAAAATATTAATTAAAAAATTGATTTATTATTTGTTTATTATAATATTATTAAAAATAATGTGAATAAATCATGTGTTATTTGTTTGGAGTCAAAAGAAACAAAAAATAATATGTTAGTTAAATCTTGTAATTGTAATATGTGGAAACATCAATTGTGTTTAATGGAATGGATGAAAATTCATGGAAACAATTGTGAAGTTTGTTTGATAAAATATGCTACACGTGCGAATAAACTATTATTTTGTTATAGCTATTCATTTTGGAAAAGCGTCTTTAAGAAATTACTTGGCTTTCTATTGATAATTACAAGTCTATCAATTGTCCTGGACGTATTTTATCCTAATATTATTGTGTCATTCATTGCATTTTCATTTAAATGTTTAATTAATTTCATTGCATTAATTTTTTGTTTAGCTCCAATTTTCGAAAATGATAAAGTAAATACAGATGTGTATTGGTATATTTGGTTGTTACTGTCTTTATTGACATCTTCTTTATATTTATATCATTATAATGATAATTCGTACAATGTTGAAAGTTGTTTTGCAATAACAAATATAATGTGTCAGTTGATATTGTTTCGTAGAAATCATTTAAAAAAAATAAAAAAGTTTTTGAGTTCTTTTGTTTACTATTTTGTGATAATTTTATCAATATGTATTAGTGCTGCGTCATTTTATATCTCAATTTATTTTTATTACACATATTTTTATTGTGTATGTGGAATGTATTTATTAACTATTGTAACTAATTTTTTTTCGTTTTTTTGTGGTTCCAGTAAAAAACCCAAATATTTTTTAATGGCATCCATTTCAAATATTAGTTTTCCAATTTCATGTTTGGTTTCAATCACACAAAGTACCAATACAGATTTAGATAATATATACAGGTCAATTGTTATTATCGGTTTGACTTATTGTGTTTTTTTTGTTGTAGCAACAATAATTTGTAAATGTATGGAAAAACAACAACCTAAAAAATATGTTATTCCTGTCAACAAAAGTTAATTATTATTATTTTGACAATCAGGTTTATAACAACTTAATTTATTGTAATTTACTTCAAAATAAAATTTTAATTCATTTAAAATATTAAAAATATCATAATAATCACAAATATCATCGAACATTCTATTTTTGTTTTTTTTGTAATAATATATTTCGATATTTTAGAAAAAAATACTTTTAATCATTAAATGAATTTGTCTTAACAATATATTCAATTTTTATTTTATAAAATAATTCATCATTTCTCGACAAGTCGATTTATTGTATGTGTATTGAAGTAAATGAAATATGACATCACATGGAGGATATACAAATTCTTTTATTTCATTAAGTACTTTTTCATCAATTTCTTCACCAATAACATTTTTATAAATTCTTCTAATTTGATATTTGTCACATGGTTGCAATTCTATAGACAAATCAATTCTTCCTTTTCTATATAATGCTTTATCTAATTTATCAATATGATTAGTTGTCATTATAAAAAGAGTTCCTTCACTACATAATGTACCATCCAATAAATTCAAAAAATAAGACAGATTTAGTTTATCTTGTTCATTTTCAACTACAGATGATAGTGTTTTTTCGAAAACATTATTTCGATCATGAACAATATCTGTTTGTGCGTCTATATCTTCAAAAACAAGTATACCACCATTATTACAATTTTTGACAACATAATCAAACATCATTTTTAAATCAGCACATGTTTTAACGTTATTAATGTTAATGTAATATAAATCTTTCATTAAATAAGAAGCAATAACTTGAATGGTTGTTGATTTACCAGTACCTGGAACACCATGTAGTAAAATTCCCAATTTTTTTGGTAATCCTAATTTGTCAAATATATTGTTATTATTGTAATTATCCAATAACTGTTTCAATAATTGTTCATCTTTTTGTTTAAGATATAATGTATCAAATGATTTTCGTCTTTCATTTATAAATGTGGATTTAACTATTGGTACACTTATGATATTTTTTATTTTTTGCGGAGGTATGTTTGGTAATTGTTGAATAGTTCCTCCTTTTTCTAATAGTTTATTAATCATGTCTTTATTTTCCTGAAATGCTTGATATTCAGGATTGTCAATTTCTTCAATTTCCTTCTTTTGATCAATTTGTATTTGATAAATTTTAATTTTACTTGTTTTATTACTGTCAACTTGTGACAAAAATTGTTTAATGATATCAGTTGTTGATTGTTCGGAATTATTTCTAACCATAAATTTAATGCTATCAGTTTTTGTTGTTTTATCATAAATATTTTTGACATATTCTAATAATTTTGGATTGTCAATATATGTATTATAATATCGTTCATCGAAAAAACATTTTTCATGAATATGATAATGTTCAATTGATTTTTCTCCTTTCTTACCTTCTTCACTATAAAGTTTCGATACATCAACATTGAAGAAAGGAGTATCCAATATTAAGGTTTTATTGTATTTATCTATTATTTTACGATAATCTATTTTTTGTTTTAATGTTATGTAATAATAAAATATTAATTGATAATCAGAAAACAAAGAACATATCAACCTAAAATATTTAAAAGACATACAATTATTTTGATTGACACAATTTGATAAACAACTATAATGACTTTTAAATTGAGTATCAAAAAATGTATGATAATTAGTATTAATATTATTGAAAAAACGTGTTATATGTTCCAAATTATTTTCTTCTGCAATTAAATATATTGATTTTTTTTTAGTAAAACTAAAATTGTCGTCACACACTATTGTTAATTTATTGTTTTCTTCACTAAAATCTCCATTGGATTTCAAATTATTTTGAATTAAAATAATGCTGTCACTATAATTGATTGTTATGTCAGTATATGTGTTAGTGCAAATTATATTTCTTGTGGTATAGTCGATATTTGTATTTAAAATTTTATAAAAACAGTTGTTGTTTGTTTCTATAAAATTTATAATATTTGATATAGTGTCTTTTTTTAGAAAAATAACATATTCATTATATATTGGTTTTGATTCTGTGTATTTTATTTGTTTTCTAATAAATATTCTTTTGATAATTTTAAGTAAATTCGTGAATAATGGTTTTATATTGGTTTTTCCAACAGTTAATAATTCAATAATATAATTTTTTATTTCATACAAACATAATATAATTAATAATTTTGCGATTGTTTTAATATTAAAGTTTTTCAATATTTCCTTCATATTTCCAGCTAAACTCATATTAAGTTGTTGTGAAAATATATCGTATGGATTATAAGTCATTATTTGTTGATTAGTATTTGGAGATGTCATTAAGAAATGAATGATTTTAAAATATAAAAAAATCAATTTTTTAATTGATTAAAAGTTATTATTTTACCAATTTTTTTATTGAATCAAAAATAAAATGTAAATTTAATTATATGGATTATAAATCAAAATATCTCAAATACAAACAAAAATATTTAGAATTAAAACATGGTGGTGTTCTAAAAAAATCGATGGTTCCAGTTCAGAAAAAAACTGGATCTGGTGAAAATGCTAAAAGAGTAAAAGAATATGGAGACGTTATCAAAAGCAAACAAAACGAATTTCAAAATGAATTTAATAAAATTAAAAACAAATATTCAAAAGATTTCAATTTAATTAAATGTAATGATTTTATAGAGTTACAAAAACAAAAAGAAAATATTTTTTCAAATCAAATGAACAATCCAAAAATTGATGAATTTATTGTTGATTTGGAAAAAATAATAAATGGATATACAAAAAAATATAATTCACAATTGTACAGTATAATGGGTCAACTTGTAAATGTTATTCCAGCTGATAATTATGACGCATCTGTGAAAAGTATGGAGAAATTGAAAGAACAATCAGGAATAGATGAACCCGGATATATTTTGTCCTATCTCAAAGAAAAGAAACAGGGAATTTATAATAAAGAAAAAGAACTACAAATGGAAAAAGAAAAAGAGCAAAAACGACAAACACTTGCACATTGCAAGTCAAATTGTGCTGGTGTCACAACAAGTCAATCTAAAACCACAAGAAAAGATTGTGCTCCATGTACAAAACTTGTTGATGATGAAAGTGTAAGTGCAATGGTATCTCAAGGAACAAAAGAATTATCTAAAGGTGTGACAAATGTATTTTCAAACATTGGTAAATTATCTACAAACTTATTTTAATTAGTACCATAAAATATAATACTTTTGTTAAATTTAATAATAATACATCATATAAAATACAATAAATATTTATTACAATAAACAACTTTTACTATGATTAAATGATTAAATGATTTGATAATTTAATATCTTGCCACTTTTTTTATCTCAATTCTCTAAAAGTAATACTATATCTAATATCTCTTTTAATTACCTTTCCATTTATTATATCAGTTTGTCGTGTTGGTATAGAATGTTTCCATTTATATTTTGCATCATTTTTCATGTGAATCAACATACATCTTCTCAAATGAATATCATGACTTTCATCATTTAATTGAAACTTCATTCAATCAGAACCTAAAGACAACGAAAAAATGTTGTTATCGAACATATAATTATCGATGGAATGACTAATTCCATGACCCGGAACATATTCATTGATAATAACTTGGTCAGGTTTATATTTTAATTTATGTTTCTTTTGTAAATTTTCACATAATTTGTCTGTCCAATCTGGCAATGGACCTAAATATTGATCTTTCGTTATATTTTTCGTTGTGTAGTCCATAATGTTGTGTTCTTCTAGTTAAACTTAAATCCCATGTCAAGCGCAAGCTTGCAGGCTAAAAACCAAGGTTTTATGCCATGTCTGTTTATTTATTATATCAATTAATTCTTTTTCTTCAACTGATGTGATATAATTTTCGTAAATAAAAAGATCTTTTATCATCATTATTATAAAAAAATTATAGATGAAATTAATTTGTCAATTTTTTCAAAATGTTGATCGATTCAAAGTTTCATTGACAATTTTATTTCTAACTTCATCAGATGCAAGTGGCAAACTACTTGCATCAAAACCATCGACAATTCTTGAAATATATCCTGATGAATACCAACCATCAGGTAAGACAATATGTGTTGGATATTTTGGAAAAGTAATAACTACACGATAATCTTTTGACACTGCTGTGAAGGAATATTCCATAATTTAATTGAATATCAGCAAATAAATATTTCATCAATTTTTATTTTTAATATTTACTTTTATTTTTTCATTGAAATTCAAGATGACTTATTGAAAACATAGTTGACATTAAAATTTCAAAATTTTTTTTACAGTAAATAAAAATCAGCTTCTTTTCTAGTCATTTCAAATTTTTTTGGACATTTATCTAAATAATATTCTTCGTGAATAATGTCAATAAAATTTGATTTACTTGTGACAAAATTAATTTCGATATATCCTATGTATTTTTGTAGTTGGTCAAAAATAATATTTGATCTTAAATTTTCACAAGTATTGTATGTTAATTCTTTTATTTGAACTATAATTTCTTTACCTTTGGGTTGGTCAGATATATTACAGAAATGTTCATCTATAACACTATATTGAATTTTGACCACATCTAATAGTATTTGAACTAATTGATTACCATATATAAAACTAATTTTTATGTATTTACAATGTTTGTTTGATAATTGTAATTTATATAATTTATAATCATCGCCTATTTTTTCAAATAGCACAAGAAATGAATATAAACTTTTTAAAAGTTCGGTCACTTGCGTTGAAAACATTATCATTATTAGGTTAGTAAATTGTAAAAAATTCAATTTTTTTTGATATCAACAAATATGATAATTTTACAAGCATTTATAATTTGACATTCAAGAATAAAAAAAAATAATAACTTCTTTTAGAAAATGTCAATGAAAAAAAATATATATAAAATCATTAAAAATCAAAAAAGTACTGCACCTCCATATCAACAATTTTATTATTACACTTTTGAATCGTCCAGTCAACAATATGATGGAACTCCATTCACTGATATCCCAAGTAATTATTCATCAAAAGTTGATAATAGTAAAGGAAGTAATTATTTAAATGGATTAGATAAAAATCAATTAGATGACTTACTTTCAAAATCTTATGATAAGGGTGGAAAATATTCTATAATAACACCATACCAAGATGGACAAAAAAATCTTTTTAACTGTTATTTATTCAAAACAGTTCCAAACAAAAATCCAATAAAATATGTGTATGTTTCTCAAATTGATTCTACAAAAAAAAATTCATATTTTGTTGTTACAAATTATAGTGATGAAAACAATTTATCAAAATGTTCATATTTTAATTTTGTTGATCCCCAAGGTGCAAACGTTCCATGGCCAACTGATCCAGTTTATGGACAATATGGAAGAAAAGGTTATGATACAACATCTATTAATTATGGGGAAGTACCCAAGGAAAAACTAAATAATTTTCTTCTTTTCATTGCTGCTAACAACATAAACTACGCTATTATAAGAGCAAAAGATAACAATCCAAATGGTTTATGGCAATGTTATATAATGAGTACTCAACCTTTGTATGCTTACAGTGATCCCAAAAGATTATTTACACCAAGACCAAACAATGTTCCAGAACCAAGTCAATGGAATTATGTGATTTGTAAAAATCCATTTTTACCACCTGAACCAAAACCTGAACCAAAACCAGAACCTAAACCTGAACCAAAACCAGAACCTAAACCTGAACCAAAACCAGAACCTAAACCAGAACCTAAACCAGAACCAAAACCAGAACCTAAACCAGAACCAAAACCAGAACCAAAACCAGAACCTAACCCAGAACCTAACCCAGAACCAAAACCAGAACCTAACCCAGAACCTAAACCTGAACCAAAACCTGAACCAAAACCAGAGGAAGAAAAGCCAGAGGAAAACCCTGAAGAAAAGCCAGAGGAAAACCCTGAAGAAAAGCCAGAAGAAAAGCCAGAGGAAAAACCTGAAGAAAAGCCAGAGGAAAAGCCTGAGGAAAAGCCTGAAGAAAAGCCAGAGGAAAAACCTGAGGAAAAGCCTGAGGAAAAGCCTGAGGAAGTACCAGTCGAACAACCAGAAAAACCAGAACCTACACCAGAACCAGAAAAACCAGAGGAACAACCAGAGGAACAACCAGAAGAACAACCAGAAGAACAACCAGAAGAACAACCAGAAGAACAACCAGAAGAACAACCAGAAGAACAACCAGAAGAAGAATAATGAACCAAATTAAATTATTTTTTAATGTATAAATTAATAAAAAATAATTTTGATAATATAATTTTTTTTATTAATTATTTATTTTTTTATAAAATTCTTGTTTGTTTGTTTTTGTAATTTGATTAGTTTTCATGTAATTTCGACCAACATCAATAAAAAACGGATTATTAAAAACAAACATGGTCAAATTATTTACTTTTGTCATGTCAAAATTAGAGAATTCTTTTTCTGTGATATGTTTTACATTTGAAAAATTTTTTAATGTTGTTTTCAGTGTTGAAATAACAATTGGATTATCAATATTTTTTTGAATAACAAAAACATCAAAATGTCTCACTGGATGACGACCTTTTAAACTAATTTCAGGATCTCTGGATGTTTCAGGCATTTGAGAAAAAATAGTTAATAACAATGAAGCCATTTTATAACCTCTTATCATTGGATACAAATTAGAAATTTTACATTTGCAGTATAAATTAAAAACAGTGTATTCGTTCATGTGATTCATTATTTGATCAATATGATATTTTTTATTTTCAATTAACCAATCATCTTCTAACCAAAGTAAAAAATCTCCTTGTTGAAATGTTTTTGAACATACTGAAGCTATTTTTTTTGCAGCTTTCATAAATGACGAATTATCAGATTTATCACAAATTATTATGTTAGAATTGATATTATAATCATCAATCAATTGAATGTAATTGTTTTTCGTTTCTTCATAACTATATGGTAAATAATCAATAAAATCTATATTAATTATCCATGTGTATTCATACTCACTGTTTGTAAAAAAATGTTTATTATTAATAAAAACTTGTGAATGTAAATCAGGTCTATTAATAGCAGTAGTACAAATATAAATCATTCTACTCTAAAATATATTTATTTTGTTAACTCACTGACAAAAAATATATCGCCCATCATTAAATAAAAAAATCATTATATATTAGAAAAAGATGCCAATAGTGAAAAGATCTAACGAAAAAAAGGATATTCCAAATGCAGCGACAA